CCCGCTGAGATGCAGGCAATGGCAGCGCAGGTCAGCAAGGGGATGCAGAACCGGTCGCTCGGTGGGGGCCTTCTTGGCGGGCTATTGGGTGGTCTCACGCTTGGCCCGATCGGCGCGATTGCCGGCGGTCTCCTCGGCAGGAACGTGGCGAAGAACAGCTATTTCCCCGATGCGCCAAAGCCTTCGCCGAACAGCAAAAATGATCGTGAATTAAACGATTACGGGCGCTCGGTTTCTAGTTCTTCAGGGCAATTCTCGCGCGCCATGGCGTCGGGTGGAAAAGGTTTATACTGATGGCAAAGACCGACTTTCTGTCGTGGGACACTACTGCCGCGAATAATACCGACATCGATAGCATCGGCATCCAGGGCTCGAATTCGGTTTCGAATTTCGATAACGCTTTCCGCACCATCATGGCCCAGCTTCGCAGGGACATTGACGGGAGAGTCGTCTACGCGTCGAAGTCCGGGAACTACACAGCTCTCGCCAGCGACAACAACGCCGTCCACCGATACACGGCAGCTGCTACCGTCACCTTGACCGCTGCGGCCACTCTTGCGACCAACTGGCATTATACCGTCATCGCAGACGGCGGGAATGTGACGATCGATCCGAACGCATCAGAGACCATCAACGGGCAGACCACGCTTGCTGTCCCGAACGGCTCATCCTGCGAGATCATCTGCAACGGTTCAAACTTCTTCACGATCGCCAAGCCTGTCATGTGGGAAGCGCTCGGCAAGTATACGCTGTCCGCCGCCTCGTCGTTGAGTGTTACCGACCTGTCGCTCTACCGGGTCCTGCGGATAACGGGGTCGCTTCTCCCCTCCGCAGCGACGGTTGGCCTGTTCATCAGGTCCAGCACCAACAACGGTTCGTCATATGATTCAGGCGCCGCCGATTATACCAACCAAACACTGGTGGGTGCCGGCGGCTCGGCTGCGGCTGCCAATACCACCGACTCTGGTTTGGCGATCACCAAGCAGACGCTTACTGCCATTTCCTTCGAGACGATCCTTTTCAATTTCAACGCGTCTGGCAACAACATGCATGCAAACTCCAAGGTGTATACAAACCTGTCCGCTGGCGGCGTGTCGACAGAAAGCAACGGCGCTCAGAGAACCTCAGGAACGGCCAGGAACGCCTTCCAGCTCTTCCCGAGCGGCGTGGTGACCCTAACCGGAGCCTTAACTGTCGAGGGTATCAGAGGATGACCATGTTCAAGAACGTCAACGGCATCCAGACCAAGATGACGGCAAAGGAAGAAGCCGAATTCCTCGCGTCTGTCTCATCGCTTGCCCAGCCCAAGCTAATCGACTTTCAGATAGCGGTTCAGACCGTCATTGACGAAGCGGCTCGCTCCAAGCGGTTTAACGATGGCGTGGCGCTGGCATCGTATATCACATCAACGGTCGAGCCTTGGGCCGCTCAGGCACAGGCCTTTGTCGCTTGGCGTGATGATGTATGGCAATATGCCTATTCGGAACTGTCGAAGGTGGAAGCCGGCGAGCGGGAACAGCCCAGCGTGGCCGACTTCCTGAAGGAACTGCCGCAAATCGTGTGGCCGTCCTGATGGGAGAACGGCTTGGCCTATTTGAATACTTGGGGGATGACGTCGAAGCGTTCGAGGATTGGTGTACCCATTATCTCGACTACAACACTTCGGATCACTCCTATTCGGCAGAGAGCATCCAGGTCATCGCCGGGGGATCTTCGGTAAACGGCCCTGTTCGTGGCAGCTTCGCGCGGTCCATCTCGCTCTTCAAGGAGGGGTTTGGCGGCCCAGACGCGAAGGGCGGCGAGATGGACGGCCTCTATATCGTTGTTCGTCAGGACACCCGCGACGGCGTGGCGGCCGATGGCTGCGGCATTCTCATCGACTACGCCTCTTTCGACAATCCAGGCTTTACCGGTGGGATAGAGGGCGCCACCTCCATAATATCCAAGACGACGAATAAGATCACTCGCCGCATCTCCTATCAACTAGGCTGCATGGACTATGCTACCGGGGAGGGCGCAGTCCTCTATGGCAAGGCGCCACAAGGGGTCGCCCCGGTCAAGGACGGCCTGCATCTGACCACCGAGGGGACGAACTATTTCCAGTATTGGCTGCGTTTCCAGACGCCCGACCATACGGTTTACAGCCTCAACAAGAACGGTTTCGAGGGTCTGGCAAGCTTCAATAGCGGGTCAACGGTCTGGCGCTATGTCGATAGCGGCGGGACACTTCATTTTGTCAATCACAACATAACGGTCGATCTGGCGCTGCTAGACCAGGCTGGCAATCTCAAACTGAATGGCGGGGTGGAGGCGGATTTCATCGATTTGCCACCACTCGCTTCCGCGCCGGCCATAAAACAGGGCCGCATGTGGATGAACGCAGCGACGGGGAAACTGATGATCTGCCGGGATAATGCTACTTGGAGCGCACTTTAGGCGGATATATGATCTGCCCCGTCTGCGGATCGGTGACTGGCGTTTCGGCACCTTGTCGCCTCAGGCCACGCAGCGTTACGCGCTCACCATCGGACCATTCCTCACCCGTCTGGTAATCATAGGGCATTTCGAAACTCCGGTGCCTGCAAACGTCGTTTATAGCACCACGCGCTTCACGGCGCAATCTTCCTTATCAATCTGGAGCCTCACATGAAGGAATTTGAACGCGCCCTTGCGAAGGTGCTGCTGAGCGAAGGCGGCTATGTCAATAGAGCTGATGATCCAGGCGGGGCCACCAATTTCGGGGTTACGCAGAGGGTTTATGACGCCTATCGCTTACGGAACCACCTTGAGCACGTGCCGGTGCGCAACATTTCACATACCGAAGTGGCTCAGATTTACCGCGACAGCTACTGGACCCTGGCGAAGTGCGATCAGCTCCCCGCCGGGATTTCCTATGTCGTCTTCGATGGGGCGGTAAACTCTGGCGTCTCCCAATCGATCAAATGGCTCCAGCGCGCGCTCGGCAATGTGGCAGTCGACGGCGTAATCGGGAACGCGACCATCGCGGCCGTTCAGAACTACGGCAACATGGACCGGCTCGTTGATGCCATCTGCGACCGGCGGCTTGCCTTCATGAAGGCGCTCAAGACGTGGAACACCTTCGGGCGTGGCTGGTCATCCCGCGTGGCCGCCGTGCGCGCTACAGGCAAAGCCTGGGCTGCTGGTGGCGTTGAAGTCAAGCCTCTCGCCCTCTCGTCTGGCGGATCTGAGAAAGCCCCCATTTCCGACGCCAAGGCTGCGCCCATGCTCGCTGTTGCGGATGGCGCGACCGGTGGCGGTATCGGCTCCGGCGGTCTCGCCGCAACCCTGCAGCAGGTGCAGGACCAGCTTTCCCCGCTCAGCTATAGCAGCGAGCTTATCGGCAAGGTGGTGGCCTGTCTGGTCATCGTCAGCGCGGGTCTCATGATCGGCGGCATCGGCTACCGCTGGTATGCGAAGCGCAAGAAAGACGCCTTGAAAGACGCTCTGGATATCCCGGTGGCGAGCTGATGACCGTCCAGTATCTGAACCTGATCGCGAATTTCCTGACCGTCGTGTCAAAAAGCCGAAGAGCGGGCGAACCACTCATGATCCTCTCCCTCATCCCGGACATCATTAAGCTCCCGGCGGCCATCGCGCTTGGGGCCATTCTCGCCTTTTACCCGGTTCGCTGGATCGGGCAGTCCGAAGGCAAGCAAATGGCCGCAACGGCCGCTCTTTCCAAATCCGTCCAGGTTCTGCGCGAAAGGAACACGATCGATGACGAAGTGTCTACTTCTGATGCTGCCGCTTTGTGCGCTGATCTCGGGTTGCCAGTCGACGAACAAGCAGAATGTGTGCGACGGGTTCTCTCGCCTGACCCCGAGCCTGCAGACGTCGGTAGCCATCCTGAAAACTGACCGTCCGTTCGCAAACCAAGTCGCAGCCCATAATAAATTCGGCGCCTCGCAAGGCTGCTGGGGAACACGCAAATGAGCATGATGCTAGGACTCTCCTTGTCGATCACGAACCAGTCGAGCGGAGCCGGTGTTGTTCACCCGACGCCGACGCAGCGGCAGTTGATCGGCACTTTCAACGGCGTTCCGAATCTTGCCGTAACGGCCATGCAGTCAGGAGGCGCCTACACAGCCAACCAGGGGCGTGTAGGCCACGACGTAGGGAGGGGAGGCGTTCAAGCCAACAGTGTCAGAGTGCAGGACGTCCAGTTCCTCGTCACCCCTGGTACAGGCATTGAAGCCTCTTCGCCGGCCGCGGCGGGCAGCGACTCGATATGGCGTAGGGCTATTGAGATCAGCACCACTACTTATGTCGCTACTTATGCCGGGTCGGCTCAATCGGCAGCGATGCCAGCGGGTGGGAACATCGAGACAGACGATATCACTCACCCTGCCATCACGGCTGGGACACGCATTTTCACCCGTTTCGTCAGAAACCTATCGGACCCGACTACCGGTTTCATCAACGGGATAAACATGAACGGCCCTGCGTCTCAGGGATTCCGCACCATCGGCGGCAACCAGATCGCGGCCAATGGGGCTATGAACTCTTCAGGCTCCGGCGGCGGCAACGCTGTTTGGCCGTACATGCTTACAGGCATTCCGACTATCCCTATGGCCGCTGCCCGCGTCGGAATAGACAGCATCGGCCAATACAAGGATGACACTAACACCAGCACCACCCAAGGCTATATCGCCAGAGGACTGCAGAATGTAGCTGGCGAATTCTTCCCTTGGCAGAAGCAGGGCATCGACGGGCAGAAGATCGCCAACATGACGCCAACGGCCGCACCCCTGCAGCAGTTGAGCCTCAATCGCGTCACAGTCTACATTCTCCAGGCGGTCACCAACGACATCGCCGCCAACAGAACCCTTGCGCAGCTCAAGGCGGATTTCACCGCCATCGCGCAGGTGGTCAAGACGACAGTCGGGCCCTATGGCCTTCCGGTCCTGATGGTCGGACTGTGCTGCCTCAACCGCGGCACGTTTACCGGCGCTCAGAACACGGTGAAGACGGACTATAACGATTGGCTTATTGCTGGTGCCGACACTTATTGCGACTTGGCAATCGACCTTCGGCCGTATCAGGGCGATCCGCTGACCTATCCAAACGATACTGTACACCCGGGTCCGACGAACCATCAGGCAATGGCGACTCCGTTCGCTGCCGCCATGGCTCCCCTTCTAGACCCATATTATCGGCCTCCGGGGTATGTTTCTTTCCTTTAAAGCAAGCGGGCGCTCGATCTGTTCGAAGCAGATCGAGCGTCCTGACCTTCACGATTTCACTGGATCGCGACGGCTGGACACACGGTGCCAGTCCAACCTTCCTATTCGGTTAATGGCATGAATACGGGCAGCGGGATTGATGGCATCCAATGAAGACATTATGCACGCGATCGGCAAGCTGGAAGGAAGCCTTGCCGGCATCCATGACAGCGTTGCGCAGATCCGAAAGGACGTAAGCGACGAGAAGGCGAACGCTCATGAAAGCCGCGCCGTGGTTCACAAGCGCCTCGATGACCAGGCAAAGCAGATCGCCCATCTCGATACCACGGTAGCCATTACCGGCGGCGTCGATGCTCAGATCAGAGAAGAGATCAAAGCCCTGAAGGAGACGGTGAACAAGAACCACGATGCGGTTACGCCTGCCCTTGACGAGTGGAAGCGGCTTAAGACCCTCGGCGTCGGCATATCAGGGCTGATCGCGCTCGCGGGTCTGACGGTCGGAGGCACGATATCCTACGCCGGGGATGGCCTCGTCACTTGGCTTCGTCATTGGCTCAAGCTAAACTGAACCATGCTCTCCATCCTCATTGCTCCTTATAGAACATCAGTCGAACCTATTTTGCAAAACGCGACGGAAAAGCTGCAAAACATTCTCTTGACGAATCCGCTCAAGTCGTTGATCTGACAATAAAGCGGGCGTGGCGAAACTGGTAGACGCAAGGGACTTAAAATCCGTTAGAAATACTGCGTTTGCTGGATTTCTACTGCAAAACATACCAGATTTTACTACCGAAAACGATGGAACAAAGCGAGATTTGCAAAACATTTCAGCGTTTCTTTTTGCTATTGAAGGCACGGACCACCTTGCTTTCATTCTCGACGTGCCGGGTATAGTGAGCGCCCATACGCTCTGACCGGTCACCAAGCGCCGCGGCGACATCGCCGATCTCCACGCCCGCCCGCCTGAGGTCGGCAGCATAGGTCGTTCTCAGGCCGTGCAATGTGGTCCCCGCGCCAATCTTCCCCTCCCGCTCCAGATCCCGCAGATAGTGGCTGACCGCCGTCTGCATCTGTTTCTCGTCTTCCCACGGCGTGCCGTCCTGGCGCGTGCAAATCTCCAAAGCCGTCTTATCCAACTGGTCGATATATTCCTGCAGCTCCTCGACGACGGGCACCATCGTGTTTTCCTGATTCTTCCTCGCCACCTTGCGGAAGCATTTCCAACCGTGCTGCGGGTGAGGGGCGTAGTCCGACCAGCGGAGCTTGACGAGCGTCTGCCCGCGGTAGCCGGCGTGCCTGGCAATGATCATCGGGGTGAGGAGGTATCGAGGCGCGTTGTCGCGAACATACGCCCATTCCTGAGCGAACCATTCCCGATTGGCGTTCGGATCTGACGTGTGGGCCTTGTCGAGCCCCTTGGCTGGGTTGGCGCGCATCTTCCGGCGCTTGACAGCCTGGCTGAACATCGAGGATAGGGCGGCGACCATCTGGTCAGCGAAGCGCGGCCACTTCTCTTTGGCGCACCGATCGCGGATATCGTAGATGTCGGCCTGCTCTATGTCGTCGAGGGGATAATCGAACTCAGGCCGAAGCCAGCCGAAGGCGTCGGTATAGTCCTTCTTCGTGGCATCGGCGAGCGTCTGGTATTTCGGGCAATCGTTTTCGAACCAGTAAACAAGGGCTCCGAGCGTGCCATCGGCGTATGTCCGCTTTTCCGTGAGCTTCCGGCGCCCATTATAGGCGCCGATGAAGTCGGGCATCGCCATGCGCTTTTCGAGATCGGCCCGCGTTCCATCGAAGCCGCCGATCAGCTTCTCCTTCGTGGCGCGCACGTAGACGTACCACTTCCCGCGCGCCTTGATGACGTTAAGCCCTTCCAGCTTCACTTTGACCACCATAGAGCCGCTCCCCGAATTTCCGCTTCGGGGCGGCATCCTGCTTGTTTGGATCGAGAGACGCCAGCCATTCATCAAGGCGCTGGCGAAGATATCTTTCGCCCCTTGTGGATTCCGTGAACTTCAGCGGCCGAACGGGGCAAACCTTCTTGAAGGTCTCGACACAGACGCCGCAATATGCAGCGGCGGATTTCTGGTCCATGGCGGCGGGCCAATATGGGAGATCGGGGGTCATCCTACCCTTCCTTCTGTGGAATGGCAGCTCGGTAGAAGCCTTTGCCGACGACTTCCTCGTAAAGCTGCCGCATCGTCGTAAGGGTGGATTCCATGCGTCGAGCGTGGCCCACATTTTCGGCACCAAATATCGGTTGATCATAGTACCCAGGCACGGCCAGGCCATGATCATATCTGATGGCCATAGAGCGTAGCAGCGCCTCCGGTGGTTCGACTGGTACGAGGACGGCTTCCCCGTTGCCGGGATCGTCCTTGAGGGTGAGGGCGGAAAGGATTCTGGCTTCGTAATCAATCTTTGCAGCGGCTTTAGCCTCGATGAGCGCCGCCTCAAAGTCTGCGGCTATCCCAAAGTCTATTTCCCGACCATAGTCAGACGGGGAGATTCCCAGCCTCACATTCCATTCCCCACCCATTCGATTTATCGAATAAGTCCCAACGATCGTTTCCGCCACCCTGTCCATAATCCACGGCAGTTCCTTCACCTTCACAGCCGGCAATTCCGTCTCTATGGTCATGGCCGCGACTCCTTCGGGGCTGGGGTGAGATCGACAGGCTTCCACCCGTCAGAGACCTGATCGCCATCGTGCAGGATAGTGATATCGGCCTCGAAGATTAGCCCGCGGCTATGCTGCTTCCTAAGCTCTATCCCGATGACGATGCATTCTGATTGCCTCCATTCGGCTTCGAAGTCTGGGTGGGTCACTCTCACCCTGTCGCCGATGCGAAAACGGTTGAGATCGGGGATCTCGACGAGATGATAGGAGTCTGGGATTTTCGTTTCGCTCATCTCTGTTCTCCATTCCTATTCTCGACCTCCTTGACATAAGCCGCAATTGCCTTCCTCAGCACCGGCTTCGTTATCTTGCCGTCCCATGCCGAGCAGATTTTCCAGGCGGCGAGAAAAGCGCGTTCCTCAGTGGTCATCAGATATCCCTCGTCTTTCTGAACCCGCCGCCGCGGATCTTGGCTTTGGAAGCAGGCCAGATGCCCAAGTGCTTTTTTCGGGTGCGATCGCATTTCGCCTGAATGGACTGCTCATCGGAGGATTTCTCCTGATGCGGCTGTTTCAGGACCGGCTGCAGGTTGCTCTCGCGATGTCCCCCGCCGCGCCATAGGGCGACGATGTGGTCAACCTGCCATTCGTCTCCCGGCATGATCCGGCGCTTCGAAAGCTGGCAGAATCCGTCATATTTGGTAAAGACGCGGAGCTTGACGCGAGGCGGTATCGCCTGGTCGTCGTGCTTGGCCACCCATTCTTCAACCGACCGCATTGGGTACCCCCACGTCTTTGTCGCCAGCGCGGGTGTTCCACATCTTGATAACGTCCATCCCCGGGCGAGGGGTGAAATCGAAACCGCAGCGAATGCAGTCGATCGCATAGGGCTTTCCGCTCCCCGGCCATTCGTAGCTCGGATAAACGCTTTCATCGTCGCCACAGAAGGGACAAGGCTTGATTTCGTTGCTCATGCGGCGCGCTCCACGCTTTCGGGGGTTTTTGTGTAACGGCCGCGAGAATTGCGAACCCTTACTGGCGCACCAGAGAATGCGATGGCCTCCTCAAAGGAGAGCCCGGACTTGTTCATCCTGTCCCTGATTCTCGTGTATGAGGCGCCAACTCTCTCACATGCCTCGGCGAGCGATATCCTCTCGCCGTTAAGGACAACATAGTGGTTGCTCCTAGTATTCCTCGCCTGCTGACTTACTGTTGCCCATCGGCAATTTTCAGGGGAATATCCTGCGTCATTATCTATTCTATCTAGACTGTGACGACTGCTGGGGCGTTCGCCCATATCGTGAAGAAATAGAACAAATCCATGGGTCTCCCCGTTCCCGTTCCTCCACCGATCGCAGACTGTTATGCCCCTATCATAATAGTCTGTCCTTCTCGGATGCCATTCCGAGCATCTCGAAAGCATGTTTTTATAAGTAATGTATTCAGGAATGGGTTTTCCCGAAGCGAACCCGTGCTTTATCGGACCCTGCTTGGCTTTAGTGCATCCACAATTCCAAGCTGAGCCAGTGAAAGACGTTATTTCAGCCGAGCCCCCGCAGTCGCAACGGCAGAGCCAAACCCTTTTATTGTATTTGATTTTTCCAGTGAACTTCAGAACTGTCAGCATCCCAATCTTGGACCCTGTCCTGTCAAGAGTTTTCATGCTGCTCTCCCAGCTTCTTCTGGAACTATGCCAAACTCCAACGCGATGAACTCGATCGCCGAATCCAAGAACCGGCAGAACGTCGGCTCGTCCATGTTCTCGAACGAGATCGAGGACGGAACCTTGATGACGTAGCCGCCCATGATCACGTCATCGGTGTGGCCGGTACGGAGCTTGACGAGCTGGTGGAGGATCTTCTCGTTCGGGCAGCAGTGAGTTGCCTCGACGACGTTGCGGAGGAAGGCCCAATAAAATCTGAGCCTTTCCGGTACGCGACCGGTGCGAAGCTCGACGCGGATGCGCTGGCCGGCGGGGAACTGGCGGATAGTCTCGCGGTCCATTTCCATTTCCCCTACAAGGCGGTCGCCATCGCGGATGACGTAGCAAGGCGGGCTTTCTGATGCCTTCTTCGCCATCTCAGCCGCCCGCCATCGGTTGACGAAGCGCTTCACGATCGGAGACGGAACCGGGGAACGAATCCCCTTCTGCCGGCGGCGGTGCAAATTTCGCCTTCAGCTCGTCCTTCTTGTCGACGAAACGCTTCTTGTTGCCATCGTCGAAACCGAGGATGGTTTTGACGTTATCCTTCCAGAACAATTCGAGGCCACGGCTTGACGATATAGCCTCCATCTCCTGCCAGAGGCTTTCCATCGCTGGGCTTGGAGGAACCGGAGCGGCGGCTGGCTGCTTCTGAGGGGCAGGGCGAGGGCTACGGACAAGCGACCACGGATCGACCGACCAGCTTTTCCAGTGCTTTTTGCCGTTGGACTCGTACGTCTCGCAGGGAACCCACGGTGTTACGATGCTGTAGAGGTAACGACCGATCCCCCACTTGACGGCGGCGCGTTTGAGTGCGTCGGAAATGGCGCCCTTTTCGGCCTCAACGTCACTGTCGCCGGCGCCGTCAGCCTTCGTCACCCATTCGCCATCGATGCGGATCGATAGATAGCAGATCGTGCGGGTGCCGTGGAACTCGTAACGATCCTGCCAGTTCTCGGAGCCGCACACGTCGTCAAGGCGGTCCATCACGTCGCGTGCGTCGATGTAGGCAAGCGCCATGGCTTTGGTGCCGTCCTTCGTCATCGACTGCGCGCGCCAGCTGATCGCGTCCTTGGGGAACTCGGCAAACAACTGCTTCAATTCTTCGGTGTTAGGCATCACAGCGTCCTTTCCTCGATGATTTCGAAACCGGCGATCGACCGGACGCCACCACGAACGGCCTTGTCGGCCTGATCCTGAATCCAAGTCATCAGTTCTTCGTTGCGATCGAGCCAAACCCATTTCGCGGCAAGCTGGCGGTCAACCATGGCGGCGCGGTAGACGGTACGGAGCCCGGTGGCGCGTCCTTCGCCTTTTGCATGGGCTCTGGCCTTCTCAGCTTGGTTTGCCGCTGCATCGGCCTGCTTGGCTTCCTGAACGAGCCGTTCGGCGTCTTCGGCCTGTTGCAGGTTGGCGGCGTCACGCTGGCGCATGGCCTCCTGAGCTTCACGCTGCTTGCGCTCGGCTTCCTCGCGGGCGATGCGGGCCGCTTCCTGCTGCTGTCGGTCCAGTTCGAGCAGGTATGGCTTCAGAGCCTTGTTGCAGGCTTCCTCGGCTTTGAGGGCAATACCGGTTACGGACTTGTTGTTGCCGATCAGTTCGTTGTAGCGGGCCTGAATTTCGTCGATCGCCTGCTTATGCGGAGCACCTTCGATAACCCGCTGCGTCTCGGCGGCCTTGATGGCGTCCTTGATGCGGGCCTTGAGCGTGTTCAGTGCGTCGGCCTGCTCCTGCGTCTCGACCGGCGTTCCGTCCAACCAGAGCTTTGCCTCGTCGTAGAGATCGAGGATGTTGATCTTGACGGCGTCGAAGGCTGTAAGCTCTGCCGGCGGGTTGTTTGCGCCGATGACAGCGCGAGGATTTTCAGATAGGGTATCCATCAGGCGGCCTCATGATGTTCGGTTTCGAAGATGAAGGCTCGGCTGGCATAGAATGCGGAATCCGCGTCTCGCTGCTCAGCCCATTTCAAAAGCAATTTCCTTCGCTCAGGACGGGACATGCGGGCCTCGCGTCGATAATCCCGAGCATCCTTCTTCGCCTTCAGAGCAAGCGCGCGATACTCAGCGGGAGACATTGGAACTCTCCTGGTTAACGAGATCGGTGAATTTCAGCGTGGGCTCCGACAGCATGAAGCCGAAGAACACAGCCGCTCCAATCCAGATCAGGACAATGGCCTTTCCAGCGGCGTCATGGAGGCGGGCGCGGTTTGCAAGCTCTGCCTGGATCTTGGCGTTTGAAGCGGCAACGCGGGCTTGGATATCGCTCATTGACCAGCATCCTCCATCTCAACCTTGACGCCAGCCTTCGCCAGCGCAGCGTCGATGATCGAAAGAGTGCCGTGTCCAGTGTCCACGATGCCGCGCATG